CTTAGGTGAAGTTTTGCGTGTCACCCGCACATACGTTCTTTTCTGGTGTCGTTTAACCTGCGTTCCTTTTTGTTCTAGAGGCGAATCCTTTCCCCTTTGTTTTTTCCGATTTATTTTTCCTCCTTTTTCCAGTAACGGTCATTTTCGAAACTAGGACCCTTCTCTCCTTCCGGTCTTCGTTTCTTAACAACACGCTCCTTTTTGTTACCTTCCTGAGTGAAGATAGGTTCTCTTGTGGGTAGTCCGGTCAGTGGGTGCTGACCAATCCAGAGCGAAGTTGAGCAGAACGGGTCGTACAGGGACCGGCCATTCGTAAACAGGCCAGTCAACCATTCCCTTCCTGTCTTCTCGGACTCTTCTTTCTCGTGCGCACGAAGCACACAGGTGAACTCCCTCCTATCTCCTCTCGTGACCTCTGGTTCTCGCCTCCTTAGAGACCCCAGCTGCAGAAGGTCACCACAATACAGACCAAAGAACTTCTCCTTTTTCTTTAGGAGGTATTTTCTTTTCTTTTGTTGTTCCCTCGCGTCTGCTTTGTAAAATCGGTAGCGGTAGAGTTTCTTCTCTTTGATTTTTTGAATCTCGGTAGCTAGAGCCGCCTCTCTAGTCTCCTTTCTTATGTCTTCTGCTTTTACCTCTGTGGATTCCATACACATGAGGTTGCGATAATAATCCCGTGCTTCATTCGGCAATACCCGTCGATAAAGGACCGAACGTTTTAACTCGCGCATCCCTTCGCCCTTCCGGATGCGGTCCTCATAAAAACGTCCTTTGTCTTCTTGCGAGTATAGACACAATGCCGCCGCACGGTGCCCGGCTACCCATAACCGGGTCTTATTCAGCAGAGTGGTGACTGCTCTCCAATCACCAAAAAAACAGGACGGGGGCGGCACATACACCGCACACAAACGGGAATTTCGGAGCCTGTAGATTGTCGAATTGAGCTCTGTCATGACGTAAGATCGCGAAGTCTTGCTGTCATTGACTACAAATCCAATTCTTGAAGCATTTCTGCTCCACAGCTCTTCCATCCAGACATTTCCCCGAAAGGAAATATCGTCTCCGTTTATGCGGAATCCACCCAACTGTGGACCCCCCCATTCTCTGGTCTGTTTCTCGCTTGGGTCATTCCGGTCAACCTGAAGGGTCGACCAGTTTAGGAGGCATAGAATGATGAAGGAGAAGTAATTACCCATTGGTGAACCTCGTGTCCACTGACCATAGATACTTCTCAACAACTCAGCATCATCATCCGAAAATGCCTCCCCGCCGGACTCTATAATAATCTCCAGGACTCCATCGACGTATTCTTTGTAAATATTGTCTGTCGATGCTGAGTAATCCCCGTTGATTATATAACTACCCGGAATGACCTCTCTGCTATAGAAAACGCTTTTGGCGTCCTCTTTTCCAAACTCACCCCTGTTCAACCAAGCGTAATTGCTGGTGAGTTTGTCGTACAAAAGCTTGTGGAGCGGCTCAAAGCGTGCCTGTGCGCTCGTAGTCATAGTAATTGTCCG